TAGCAATGGATGCTGTAGAACGTGGTTATAATGTATCTGCTAGGGTACATTGTTATCTATTTGGTAATCAGATAGGTACATAATAAATGAAAATAAACCTTGACATTAAGGTTACATTCATGTATAATATGGGGTATAAGTTAATTAATTGAGAAGGAGATGTGTCATGCAAACTGTTAAACCGATTAGTCCTAGAAATCAAGAATACTGTGAAAAACAAAGAAAGCGTATGGAGAGGTTATCTGATCCCAGAAAACCATTCGAATATTATAAAGATCAGCAAGAGTTCGAGATAAGCCTTATACTAGATACCGCATTAGATAAGGCAATAGAAGAGAACGATATTCAATATATCATAAAACATAAGGAGCGAGAAGCTGCTGAAAAACAAGCAGAGAGCTTAGAGTTTCTGGCAGCTTCGTTATATGATATTAGTCTTAATTATGAACGTAGTAATTCTGAATAATTGTAATATATTTAAATAATTAACTAAGGAGGCTAAAATGGCCACGACGGACGAGTATGTAAAATATGACATTCGATTCTTTGAAGAGTATATACACCGCTTAGACTTTAACAAAGCAGACATGAACGGCTTGCGTAAAGCAGTTGAAATGGGATTGATACAACGAGATAGACTTGTTGAGCTTGCTATTAGTAAAATTGGTAAAATTTCTATGGATAGCACTGATGGTCAAGATTTAGCAGATACTACAGATGTAAAATCAGTTGTAAGTAATATACGAAACAATGATACATATCGAGGCTGTTGGACACACAGTTTTCTAGTACGCAAAATTGCAAATAAAAACGGCCCTTTGCGAGTAGTTGCATATAACACAATATTAGACAAATTCCACTATTTCTTTATTCCTAAAGAAGCATATAGTCATTGTAAGGTAGTAGAAATTGTTGTAGAAAATTTTCGTGGTATATACGACTACGAGCCAACATTCACTGGTAATCCTAAAAAACATCTTAAGTGGTGGCAGTACGAAGTACACTCTTTTGAAGAAATGTGTTCTACTCAACCAGGTCAAGTTGGTATACGCTGTAATAACCCACAATTAATTGAATTAACGGAAACTAAAGTGGATACACCTTACATAAAAGCTAAGACAGTATCAGCATCAGCAGTAACATTCGAGTAATAACCACTTGACAAAGTAGTATAATTAGTGTATAATACATAGTATAGAAAGTTAGAAATGTCTACCCCTGAAGAGATCGTAAAGTTGTCTTAAAGGAAAACGCTGTTAGTTACCCCCGCGGCCTGCAGTGAGCATAGAAACATCAGTGGGCTTATTATATATCGAGAAAAATATGTCATTAAATAACTTATCAATTGATAAAAAGAAAATTCAAGCACGTCCAGTTCCTAAATACCTACAAGAACTGTCTAAGAGTACTGTAACAGTTAAACTGATCCCACTCAATAAGATCTATCATATGGGGAATCCTGATATTTCCCCTGAAAGAGTTCAAGGTGAAGAGTTCAAACGCGTAAGACAATTTCGTGATCCTTGTTATGTAGATAAAAATTCAAAAGTATTATATGAGTCTTTATCGCTTGGTTGGGATTATGATCAGGATCCACTAATTTCAGTGGATCACCCAAACCTCTCTGATTCTGCTATAATTGGATGTGGTGCCAATAGAATTAAACAAATTAGCAATCTAATCGATGCAGGTATGTGGTATGAGCATGCCTTAATACCTGTCTGGGTTATAGATCCAATCGATGAATTAGCTTATGATAAGATAGGCACATATGAACGCGCGATCGGAGAATCCTTAATGACTCCAGCGGATGCGATAAAAATGGCACGTGAAGCCTTAGCATCTGGTTACCTTGAAAAGACTGAAGCAGAAGTAGTAAAGTATCTTGGTGAAATCCGAAAAGGTAAGCACAAGGTAACTTACGTTAGATGGGCTAAACGTGTTTTGTTTGATGTTACAAAGCAGCAAACAGGATGGAGAACTTGGATAGAGGATACTAAAGCTTGCCACGCAAAGAAGGGTGGGAATTTAAGTGTCAATTCTAATATCCATTTGTTAAATGCAGCAAATATTCGTCATCAGTTTACGAGTGGTATTACGTCTGGTAATCTTCATATGAATCAAGGTAATATCGATTTTGCAAAAGGACTGGGAGCTGCGTATAAAATAATTTGTGATCATATGGATAATACAGGAGATTTTACGTTAAAAATGTACCTAACGTCATTTGTCCCAAAACCACTTACTAATCCTCAAGAGTTTTATGATCAACGAAAACTCATATCTTTAAATTATGAAATACACATAGCTGCATTTATACGAAGACTGTCATTACTTGATGTCGGATTATACGGCGTTACATTAGAAGAAGCTATAAGACGCAGAACAGAATCTTTCCCTATAGTGTTTCACGGCTTTATTCCTCAAGTGGTTGAAACAGCTGTAACGGGTACTAGATCACCTAAAGGGAAAAAATACTTTGTCGATGCCATGGGTAATAAACTTGATACTTCATTTTAAGAGAATAATCACTTGACAAAGTAGTATAAGTAGTGTATAATACATAGTATATAACATCAACGAGGTGGCTATGTGTTATACCTACACCTATATATAATCTCAAGTAAAGGAGAGAACAATGAGTTTTAATAAAGTCAAAACGGATCCAGATCTGGGTCTTCAAATACATCAACACTTACTAGAAGTAGGAGTTGAAACACCAACAATAGAACAAGCATTATCAGTATCACCTAAGACCAAGATAAAGATTATCGAAGAGCATTTCGAGCATATCTGGAAAACATTAGGTATGGATCTATCAGATGATTCATTAGCAGAAACACCAAAGAGAATGGCTAAGATGTGGGTTAATGAAACCATGTGGGGTCTTGAACCAGAGAACTTTCCTAAATGTACAGCTGTACAGAATAAGATGCATTATGATGCAATGGTTATCGAAAAGGATGTTACTGTAATGTCACAATGTGAACATCATGGAGTAGTTATTGATGGTGTAGCACATATAGCATATATACCTAATAAGAAGGTATTAGGACTGTCTAAGTTAAATCGTGTAACAGAGTACTTCTCTAAGCGCCCACAGATACAAGAACGTTTAACAGTACAGATTGCGGAAGCACTCAAGTTTATCTTAGAAACAGACGATGTAGCTGTTATAGTAGATGCTAGGCATTATTGTGTTAAATCACGTGGTGTTGAGGATATGCTGTCATCTACTACAACATCACACATGGGCGGGGCATTTAGAGATTTCTCTGAACCTAGAGCGGAGTTTCTTCAGTTAATTAATAAGAGGTAGGAATGAGCTATACATACATAATGTCAGGTATCTCTATGGTTCTAAAGAATGGGGATCCTAAACTTAGAGATAATGTTAAATATTCTAAAATGATAGCTGATACTATTAAGAACTCTAAGGAGTTTCTTAAGTTTGAAATGATGTTTAATGCATACCATGAAGCTGGTTTAATGGGTAAGTATCTTTCAAAATATGATTACTTTGGTGGAACATGGCATGCAGATTCTGGTGGTCTGCAAATGGTTACACAGAACAAAACTATTACAGATGAGTGGAAAGACAAGATATATAATGTCCAATCTAAACACTCATCATATGCTATGTGTTTTGATGAGATGCCTATTTATGTTGCAGAAACAGCAGGTAATATGTCCAGACTAGATTTATCAGGTAGACGATATATCAGGGAATGGACTAGAGATAAAGCTATACAAACAGGTAAGAATGTAAAACGTCAAATAGAGATCATTAGAAAGAACAACTCTGATACTAAGGTGTTTATCATTTGTCAGGGTAATGAAACACAAGATTTTGTAAATTATTTTGATGATGTAGTGGACCAGTTACCACCAGATTATTATACATCTATAGCAGGTGTTGCATTATCAGCTGCGTGTACAGGTCTTGGAATGTTAGAATCAATTAAAATGGCCGCATCGTATAGAAAAATGAGTATACCTAAAGGAATAGGTAAAAAACTACATTTTCTAGGATATGGGTCTATTAACAGACTGCGGCCTATGATGTATCTAGAAGCATCAGGTTATCTAAATGCTGATATTACTTTTGATTCATCAACACATGCTATGGGATGTCTTCTAGGAGAGATTAGAATAGCAGATTCTGAAGTTATTAGATCTCAAAAGTCTGCGAAATATGCGTTTGGTAATAGAAATGGTAGATCTGCTAAAACAGATTCGTTATATAAACATCTTTATGTAAAGTACAGGTCAGTATTTTCTAAATATTATCCTAATCTAACTGAAGACGCTTATCTAGCTGTTGTAGGAATTGATCATACTACATCTAAAAGATATCGTAAACGTAGAATGGCTAAAGATACTATTAAAAAGTATAATATTTCTATAAGGGATTCTATAGTTATTCAATTATATACCAGATTTCTAGTTGCTTTTGATTCCTATACTACATTCTCTAAAGATATGGATAAGAGATACCATAATATTAATTCTGGTACTATCGATGATTCGACAGCACTTGCTGAACTAGTTAATTCTGGTAATATCGATGATTCGACAGCACTTGCACTCCTAGCAAAGGTTAAAACAACTGAAGAATATGATACATGGGAGAAGAAATATGAACGGTATGTCGAATCTAACCGTATTAAAGATTATGCAACATTGGATGATGCTAAAGCTGACAAACCGATTACTTTAAATAATGAGAAAACAGAAACTCCTACAACATCTCCAGCTAGAGATAAAAAGGCATATCAACCAAGCCCAGCAGTAACATTAGGATAAGGAATATTATGACAGATAAATTATATTATACTTGGGAAGAATACAATACTGATATCAAACGTATTGTAAAAGATTATAAATTTGATTCAGTAGTGGCTCTCTATAGAGGGTCATTACCAATCGCTACTCACCTTACTAATATCACAGATGCTACTATGTCTGTGATTAAGTATCAATCATACGGTAAAGATAAGAAACAATCACTTGATAATAAGACACCCCAATGGTTAGTACAAGGAATGATTAGACCTAAGAAGGTACTGATTATTGATGATATCTATGATACAGGGTCTACTATTAGGAACTGTAAAGACTTTATAGGAGATGTAAGTTGGGATATTACCTATCTTACCCTCTTTGGTAAGAAGAATGATGACTCAGTTGAGTATCTAAGAGAGAATGAAGGAAGATGGGTTGTCTTTCCTTGGGAAACTATTACTTGACATTCTCTCGTAAGTAGTGTATAATACATGGTATATAATTAATAAGAGGTAAGTAAGATGGGTAAGTGGGTAATTGATAAAACTATTGAGTTCTGTTACGGACATAGGGTTTGGACACAGGTTCTTAATGGTGAGTATTCGGATGATTTACAATGTGCGTGCAGGCATCTACATGGTCATGAAGGTAAGATACAGGTACACCTAACAGGTGATGGACTAGACCCAACTGGTATGGTCACTGACTTTAGACACTTAGAATGGCTTAAGAAGTGGATTAATACTAATGTAGATCATCAATTTATATTAGATATTAACGATCCACTATATGATCAGTTATTAACTTCTAATCTAGGTCATTTAGGTATTCATTCACTTTATGAAGTATTTGTACCAGGAACTGAGCATTTAACTGGATGGAAAATTAATCTTAAAGATACTAAGCCAGGTACACCTGAATATGAGTACAAAGAGGGATTCTTTATTGTTGATTTTGTACCAACATCAGAGAATTTATCTAAATGGATAGCTGAGTTAGTACAAGTTAAAATGAAACCTCTTAATGTAACAGTAGATTCCATTGAATGGTGGGAAACACCTAAATCACGGAGTATCTACTATGTCTAATATCATTACCAAATCTAAAGAAACTGTAAAAGGTAAATCTGTATTACTATTTTCTGGTGGAATGGATTCAATAATGTTTGATAAGCTATTAAATCCTGATGTATTATTATATATCCCATCAGGTTCAGCTTATGAAGAAATAGAAACAGAAAAAGTTCATGAGTTAGCTAACTCAGGTTGGATTGATTGGAACAAGTTAGTGATATTAGATGAAGTTTTAAATCTAAAAGCTTTCGAAAGAGATGATATGATTGTACCTAATAGAAATGCTTATCTTGTACTGTTAGCATCTCATTATGGTGAAAAGATTTATCTTGGATCTGTATATGGAGATAGATCATTTGATAAAGATAGAACTTTTTATGGATTTATGGAGAATTTACTTAATCATATATGGCAAGCACAACATTGGACAGAAACACGTCGATTTACTGTAGAATCCCCCTATAAAGATGTTACTAAGACTGAGTTAGTTGATGAATATATTAAAGCAGGAGGCTATGTAGAAGCACTAATGGATTCATATTCGTGCTATTCTGGTGACCCACAACCTTGTGGTATATGCAAACCTTGTTTCAGAAAAGCTGTATCTTTAATCAATAATAAGATCTACATTCCTGAAGATTATTATAGAGCTAATCCGTTTACAGCAGAATGGTTAGTAGATGTACTACCAGAAATGAAAAAAGGTACATACAGAGGTAAAGAGGATAAAGAGACCTTAGATGCTATTAATGAGCAACAATGGCTCTCTGTATGTGATGCATTAGATTGAAAATAAATGAAATGAGTTCTTGACATTTAGGTTAGAATTTGTTATAATGTATATGAAAGTTAGTTAGTTAGGCCTCAAAATGATCGCGGAATATGCAACACTTCAACCACAAACTCATCGCTCCAACCCTGTAAAATGGGAAATACGATGGGATAAAACAAAGTCAGATGCAGATGGTTATACTATCCTCTGTATAGAATTTACACATAAACCTACCAGAATTAAAAGATATCAAACACTATCAATGCAGTTTATACATGATTCTAGAGAGCTAGAACAGCGATTAGAAGATTTATGTGACAAGCATTATTATGAAATAACAAAGGAATTAAAGAAAAATGGATAAGGATAAAGTAATACTAGTCGATGCCGATGGTGTCTTATTAGATTGGGAAAGACCGTTTACACAATGGATGATTGATCATGGTTATAAAGCGGCTGAAAATCACATAGAACTCTATAAAGTGCATGAAAAGTTTAATCTACCTAAGTCAGAGTCTAATGTAATGGCTCGATACTTTAATGAGTCAGCATCTATAGCACATATGCCACCTCTTAGAGATGCTATTAAATATGTTAAGAAACTACATGAAGAACATGGTTTTGTGTTTCATCTCATAACATCACTCTCTTCTGATACAAATGCACAAGAACTTAGAACTAAAAACATTAGAACTTTATTTGGTTCAAGTGCATTTGAGAAGTTTATATATCTAGATACAGGTCAAGATAAAGATGAGGTTTTAAAGGCATATAAAGATTCAGATATGTTCTGGGTTGAAGACAAGCCAGCTAACGCGGATGTTGGTATTGAGCTCGGTTTAAGATCAATATTAATGTCACATACACACAACCTAAGCTATAAAGGTAAGGCTGAGCGGGTATATAACTGGAAAGATATTTATCATATAATTGACTCTCGTATACGTTTAAAAGACCTAGACAATCTTTGGACAGGTGATGATTCTTTGGAATTGGACCCATGGAAAGACATTCTAGAAGACGTTAGAGATGAAAGAATTGCCAATGAAGCCAAATGAATTGCCAAAAAGGCAAATGAGTTCTTGACATTAAGGTCAAGATTTGTTATACTGTAATTGTAGTCGGGGGTATTGAGTTTTTTCGTTTTAAATTATGAGGTTCCTATGTTGATAATGTCCTGTTTGTTCCTTCTTTCCTTCCTCTTGTTACTCTTCAAAGTGTATAAATCTTATACAATTGTTATCACCGTTTCTAAAATTAACGTTCAATCTGATGATGATATCGCAGATGAACTTGTTCTTGTCCATTCTACTCCTTGGGAGATATAATATAATGACTAATGTAGTTAAGTTGTCACCTGTAAAAAGTCCTGTAAAGAGCACCACAGAGCCTGTAAAGCCTACTGTAAAACGTAGATTAAATGATGTTTCACCGTCTGAGTGGGATCGCGTTTCATGCAAATATGTTACTATTATTGAAAAAAAATGAAAAAAAAGTAAATGAGTTCTTGACATTACGGTAGGGATTTGTTATACTGTAATTGTGGTCGGGGATATTGAGACCACACCAATCAAATCAATTATATTATGGAGTTATTATGGATATGTTAGCGAAGCAAGCACATGATGCAGCAGTTGCAAAATGGATGAAAAGTAATGATGTTACTGTAGTTCGTGCTCAAAAATCACCAAAGATATATCAAAAGTATAATAAGGATTATAGAATAGTTGCTAATTTTAATGCAGCGTTTACTAGAGAAGTTTATGATCATCAGTATTTTAAATTAGTTAATGCACCGTTAAAAGATAGTAATGTTAATTCGACATACATAGTTTCGGTAAAGGATAAAGAAAGTGCTGATTTTACCACATATTACCGTACTGCGTATAGATCAGTTAAGACAGTTTCATGGACTATTTTGTTACAACAAAAAGTAGATAGATTTTTAAAAAATGATAAAAAAGTTAATGCTCGTGAGAAGTACTTAGTTGTTAAACATTCAGACAGTGCTTTGTTTAAGGATCGTTTTAAAGATTCAGTTTCTAATGTTTATGAGATACAATGGGACAGTAAGATTAAAGCGAAATCGAAATCAGATATGTTGATATCATTTGACCCTTTCACGAAATAAGTGTTGACAAAGATACTGAAATTTGTTATAATTAGTTATAGTTAATTAAAAGGAGGTATATATCGTATGATGAATAAAGCATTACTTTCCAAGCTAATGGCACGAGAGGATTTAGAGGTGATTGAAGGGAACTTCAAGACAGCCTCTTTTGATCCTAAAAATCGTATCGTTAGACTTCCTCTATTAAAAGAAGAGTTTAATGAAGCAGCTACTCTGTTCATTGGACATGAGATTGGACATGCTCTGTACACACCAGACTTCTTCTCTCATGAAGAAAAGAAAGCTGAGTTAGCAGATATTCCTTTTGATATTATTAACATTGTAGAAGATGTTCGTATTGAACGTAAGGTCCGTGAGTTCTATCCTGGTCTAGTTAATGACTTTCTTAAAGGTTATAAGAGATTAATGGATGACAACTTCTTCGGAGTTAAAGATAAAGAACCAAATGATTTAAAATTCCTAGATAGACTTAATTTAAAAGCTAAACTAAATGCTCTTATTGATGTTGACTTTTCTTTTAAAGAAACATTAATGATTGAGAAAGTTAATTCAGTAGAAACATGGGACGATACTGTTGCTGTTTCACGTGCTTTAATGGAGTTTATTAAAGAGCAGCATCAAGAAGAAGAAGAACAACAACAAGAGGTTTTAGAAGAATCAAAAGGTCCGTCTTCTGAAGAAAGCACAAATGAGGAAGAAGAAGATTCAGAGTCAAATGAAGAGCAAACTTCAATATCGGCTGAAGAAGAAGAAGATTCATCTGAAGAAACTCAAGTAACTGGGGTTAAAGGAACTTCAGGTGAAGTAACTGAAGATGAAGATGAACCTGATTATACTTCTGATACAGATCGTTCAATGCGCCAAAATGAATCTAAGATGGTTCATTCCGGTGATGATACAACATATATTAGAGTTACTAAAAATCAAATAGCTGATGAGTTCATTCATACTGAAGAAGATTTAGTACTTTCTAATAAAGCGTTTGAAGAAAGATATGGTCAATGGGATGAATTTTGGCAGCATAAAGAGGCTATGAAGGAAGAGTATTCATCCTTTATTAAAGAGATTAAACCTGCTGTTAATGCTATGGTTCAGCAGTTTGAACTTCGCAAGTCAGCAATGGAGTCTAGAAAGATTAGAGAGTCTACTTCAGGTTCAATTGATGTTAATAAATTATGGCAATACAAGCTAGATGATCATATCTTCAAGACTGTTATGTCAATGCCTGATGCCAAGAATCATGGTTTGTTAATGTATATTGACTATTCAAGTTCAATGACTCGTAGAATTTATGAAACATTGAAACAGGCTGTAATCCTTTCTATGTTCGCCAAGCGTGTAGGTATTCCGTTCGAATTATACGGTTTTACTACTGATGCAACTAAGTATAGAGAAGCACGTGCTAAGGATCTTGAGAACCTCAGAGATGGTGCAGAGAGTAAGTATGATTATAAGTCATGGGCATTAAAATTAGTTAAGATTGCTGATTCTAAATGGTCTAAAATTAAAATGCATACAATGTTTGAAAGAGCTATGTTTTCGGCATGGCCATATTCTGGTCGTACTCCTTTTACAGAACCTGCTTTCCAGTTAGGTGGAACACCATTAAATGAGACTATTTCAATAGCTCATATTATGACAGATGATTTTGTTAAAAGAAATCATATAGAGAAGATGAATGTTGTGTTCTTAACCGATGGTGATGCTCAGGATATGAGATTGCGAGAACATCTTAACCAATGGACGGATACAATCGTTTGGGATATTGAAGGTCATGGTAAGATTGAGTTAGCTGATAAATATAATAATTATGTTCCTTCTGAATCAAGACGACAACAAGCTAAGAAAACGCTGCTTGGATCCCTCTCAAAGAAATACAATGTAATTGGTTTCTTTTTAACTGATCGTAGAAGTCAGGTAGGATCAAATGGTTACCATATCTATAATAATTATGGTGGTTATGATTCATTTATTACAGTTCATGACAAAAGACTTCAGGCAGTTGATGATGAATTTGTTCCTAAAGCTGACTCGGATGCCAACATTTCTACCGAGGCTACTGATCGTAAAAGAATGAATTCGATCAAACGTGACTTTAAGAAGTTTCAAAAGAACAAGAAAATGAATAAGTTGATTGCTCAAGAGTTTGCTAGATTGGTGGCTTAATTATGAAAGGTCTGAAATGGTTATCTACATTTCTTTTAGTGGGGGGTGGTATTGTAATAGCACTCCATATCAATGAGTCTAAATGGGGATTTGTTGCTTTTATGATTGGTCATATAACTTTAATATGGATCTTTGTAAAGGAACACGAAACAGCTCTTTGGGTGCAAGCCTTAGGGTTTCTATTAATAGATTTTTTAAGTATTTACCATTGGTTTAAATTATGAAAAAGAAGATTCATGTTAATCAACATACAATTAAGCGTAATGCAAAGACCGGCGAACGTGAGCCAGTCATTACTGTTAAAACATATAAATCGAACGACTATGCGCACGAGGTTGAGATATTAGGGCCTTCTAGAGTAGTTTATAGACCTGATAAACCGTTATCCTGTGGTGCTAAAGTGTGGATTGAAACAGATGCAGAGGTGAAAATAAAATGATTACAGAATCAGGTATGATATCTATACCATTAAGAGATGAAAACGATAAGTTAACAGGTAAGATCAAGTGTATGTCATGGAACGATTATAAGAAATGTGGATATCAATGGGATGACAAATACACCTTTATACAAGACAATACTGTTAAAGTTGTTAAGGGTAAGACTAATTTAGTTGAAAATAAATGAAATGAGTTGTTGACATTACAATAAAGATTTGTTATAATGTATGTGTAAGTTAGTTAATTGAGAAGGAAAATACATTATGAGAAAGAATTCAAAAGATTGGAACAAAGTATTAAAGAACTTAGATAGAGAGTTTCCAGAACCAGTTATAAATGAAGTGATTGAGATGCCGTATGATCCTGATGTTAGTTTAACCGATATTGAGGTTGCTGAAAATGAGATAGATGTCACCATCTTGTTGAACACCATCGTCAGTACTAGACCTGTCCTCACTAATAGATTTAAAAAGGTTTTGGTTGATAGATATTTGAACAGTCACACACTAGAAGAGGTTGCCGCATATCAAGATGTTTCAGCACCAAGAGTTCGTCAATTAGAACGTAAAGCACTTTCCAAGATTCGGAAATCTATATTTAATTGAAAATAAATGAAAATAAGTGTTGACATCTATGTTGTAATGTTATATAATGTATGTGTAAGTTAATTAATTGAGAAGGAAAATATAATATGTATATGAAAAAAGAGCTTATTCTACTAGTTATTAAACGTAACAGAGCACGTAAATTGAAATTCCCTATTCCTGCTTCTGAGTTATCAGCTGCGTATGACGCTGTTGTTGAACAAAGATTATATCAGAGACGACCTGATGCATTCTGTCTTGCTGTTGAAGCATGCGCACTTGAAGTAATTGCATTAGAGGCTGCATATCGTTCTGAAGCAGAAGAGATTTATAATTTAGTGTAAATAAACCTTGACATGGATGTCATAATTTGTTATAATGTATGTGAAAGTTAGTTAATTGAAGAGGTATATATAATATGAGAAAGATTGAGAAAGTTGTTGATTATCTAATGTCAACCAATCCGGAGAAAAAGGTGTATTCTCGGAAAGAGTTAAATGCAGCGTCTGAGACTGTCACAGGAACTGGATTAGCCGGAGCTATGTTTAAGATGTTAAATGCTGTTGATCGTGGTACATATGACATTACAGGTGTCATAGTTCCTCTTCGAGCACCTAAAGTACAAGAAGAGGTACCGTCTGTCGAAAAGACCATTGTCCGTGAAGTAAGAAAGACTGTTCTTGTTGATGCCTTTGTTCCGTCATATATACCACAAGTTGATCCCAATTTTGTTAAGTGGGGAGCTTATAAAGATGTATTAAAGATCATTAAATCAGAGTTCTTTTACCCTATCTTTGTTACTGGTCTTTCAGGTAACGGTAAGACGATGATGGTGGAACAAGCAGCAGCTAATGCTAAACGTGAATTCATTCGTGTTCAGATTTCACCAGAAACAGATCAAGATGATTTAATTGGTGGTTTCCGTCTTGTTGAAGGTGAGACTGTTTTTGAGAAAGGTCCTGTTGTTAAAGCGATGGAACTTGGTGCAATTTTGTTAATTGATGAGATTGACCGCGGTTCTAATAAGATTATGGCACTTCAGGGTGTTCTAGAAGGTAAGCCAATTGTTATTAAAAAGACAGGTGAGTTGATTGAACCTAAGCCTGGTTTTAACGTTATTGCTACTGCCAATACAAAAGGTCAGGGTTCAGAGTCAGGTAAGTTTTCAGCCGCTACAATCATTGATGAAGCGTTCTTAGAGAGGTTTACTATCACTATTGAACAACCATTTGCCCCTGTTGTTACAGAAGAAAAGATCTTAATGAACCACATGAAAGCATATGGTAAAGTTGATTCAGAGTTTGCTAAATTGTTAGTGTCATGGGCGGACGGTATCCGTAAAACGTTTTATGATGATGGTGTTGATGATGTTATTTCGACTCGCCGTTTAGGTCATATTGTTCAGACATATGCTATCTTTGAAGATCGTATGAAGTCAATTGATTTAGCTATTTCACGTTTCGATGAGGATACTAAGAATACGTTTAAAGAGTTATATACCAAGTTCGATGCTAATGTTAATGCAGAGCAAAATGAAGAAATTGATCATACTATTTAAAAATAAATGAAATGAGTTCTTGACATGGATGTCATCATTTGTTATAATGTATATGAAAGTTAGTTAATTGTAAAGGAGAAAAATGAATATGCAAAATCTTCCGTGGATAATTTATATGATACTTTATTCAATTAGAGTACCTATTAGATTTGTTGCTAGATTTTTTGGTTATAATATACAATTCGATATCATACCGGATGAGGATTATGATGAATGGAAAATGTATGAAGAAAGAGGACAAGAGGAAACAGTTGAGATTGACGGTATTGTTTATAATGTTAATGATTTACGGAGTGAAGATTCATTAGTAGGTGAACTGGTTATGGTTGATGTTAAGTCAGATCGTTACTATAAACAGTATGGTATGGTATTTGAAGATAAAGATGATTATTTACTTAGAGTTAAATTAACAAATGGAGTTATGACCACTTATCATGTTCATAACTTGGCACTAGTAGTACCAAAAGGAGAAGAAGATGAGTAAATTAGTAGACGAACGTTATGATATAATTAAGGAAATTGCTGAAAAGAATAATGAGAAAAAGAAGTTAAAAGAGAAAGAAGTTAAAGCTGCAGTCGCGTTAAAACAAAAGCGAAAACGACGAATGACTGATAAAGAAGTAGAAAATTTAGCGGCATTTGTAAACTTTAATTCTGATACACACATATCATTTGATGGTACAAATGATGCGAATGAGATCACTGAAGAAGTATCTATTATGGATGCATATGAGGAGAGTAGAGATGAATAAAGTTCGTGAGGCGACAAAAGAAGAAGTAATGGGTCAAGAGTTTATTGATCTATCTAAAGAAGATTTTATTAAAAAGTATGGTACACTTCGGTATGATTCTATGCAGTATATGTTCTATACAGCTGCTGATGAAATGGCAGATGAGTATATAATGGGTCCTGGAGGTCACTAAAATGGAAGAAGCAACAGCATTAAGAACTCACTATGATTCAATGAAGTATGAGCTGTCTCAAGGTTTATGTGAAGTTACATTCACTAAGATTAATGGAGATGAGCGTATTATGACCTGTACTACAGACCTTGGTGCTATTCCGGAAGGTAATAGACCTAAGGGCACTGGTAAAGTGGATAAAGAGAATACTAATATATCCGTATGGGACACTAACGCAGAAGGATGGAGGAGCTTTAAAACAGAGAATGTTACTAAGTTTACAGCACTTCGGTATACAGCTGAAGAAGTAGTATGTGGTGAAATCAAACCATTACTTGACATTTGATGTAAAATATAGTATAATGTATGTATAAATTAAATAATCCCTGTTAGCTCAGTTGGTAGAGCAGATGACTGTTAATCATCATGTCCGTGGTTCGAGCCCACGACAGGGAGCCATTATTAAGGAAACTATATTATGAGTAAAACAAAAGTAAGAGCTAAGTGGGCTACAGATTTAATTGAGCCTGAACTAGATAATAATTATACACAAGGGGAATTGATATCTGTATTGAATTGGTATAATGTAATGACTGATTCTAAGACCCTTGTTAAATATCTTAATACATACCTTAAAGAGATTAAATCAGATAAGGTATTAACATCTTCTGTCTCACAGCAAACCGCAGGGGCTATAGCACGTCTGATTACTAGAGGTCTTGGAGATAAAAAACTTCAAGAATGGATGGATAATTGGGTAGCCCGATTAGATACTAAAGTTGTTGTACCTCCTACTGTTAAAAAAGTTGTCTCTATTCAAGAACGAACTGCTATTAAACTTAATGATTATATTACGGGTTTAGACAATGCTTTTGAGAACTTTATAGAGTCTGATTTTAAGATGAAGTTCAATACTGAGAAATACTTGGCAGACTCAAATGTTAAAGCATCTTATATTCGAGAGATTAATATGTGGGCATCAAATGTCCGTAACGAATATGTATTGTCTAAAACCCTCCCTATTATGAAAGAAGGTTATTCAACCTATACTACACCACAAAAGAACAAGGTTATCAAATTTTTTGATAACATGATTGATTCATTAGAGAAGTATAAAGTAGCTGTAACACCAGTCCGCAAAAAGAAAGTAGTACCTGCTTCTAAAGCTGTTTCAAAAGTAAAGTATGCTAAAGCATTCCCTGAGCTTAAACTTAAATCTGTTGATCCTGAGAAACTAATAGGTTCTAAAGAGGTTTGGTTATATAATACAGCAACTAAGATGCTTAGTTATTATACGTCTCTTGATGGAATGACTGTTGGAGGGAGTACATTAAAGGGTTTTGATTTTTCAGAGCAAAGACGTTTAAGAACACCAGAAAAGCAGCTTAAACTCCTGACCTCTATGAGAAAGGGGCAATGGATTATCAGATTCACTACCATGGCTAAGACTGTTAGAACAAAGGGGTCAGGTAGACTAAATAACTCTACTATCATTTTAAAGGTATTCTAATGGCTAATATAATCGAAGCAGCACTTCAATCAAAACAAGTAAAACAAAAGCAGTTTTCTGACTCAACAGAAAAACTAATCATGTCTAATGGTGGGGATGTAATAGATGCGATTCTGATGACATGTGAAAAGTACTCTATTGACCCATCAGATGTATCAAAATATCTATCAAAACCCTTAAAAATTAAGTTTGAAGCATATGCAGCTAACCTTAGACTAATCCCTAAAGGAAATGAACTACCTATATGAATACTAATTTCGCATATAATAAACCTGAGCGAGCACCTTTTACAGCAAAGGCAGTGTACGAATCATTTAAGATATATCAGGCTCTCAAGTTACATTTTGATTGTGACTCTAACTATAACGCAGTTCGGTATAACTTCAAAACTACAGTATCACCTAAGGCCTTTATTAAGCGTAAGGATAGGTTTAAATATAATTATGCTATTAAGCACCATACTAACAATATTAAAGAGTTTTACACCTATAACTTCTTAGAAGGTGTTAATTGGGTTGGAGATATGACCTCAATTAACTATGATAAACATAATAAGGTTCGTGAGTCATTACTATATACATTCAAAGAGGATATGTTTAGATTGTCTGAGATTGATAATAGTTTAGATGTTTGGTTGAGATGTGATACAGATGATGTAGAGAATCATAGAGAATCTAAATATGGTAAAAAGATCAGTATACCTCCTATTTTAAAGGAAACATCACCTGCACTTGAATCTATTGTTATCTTAAATAAACTTACAGGATTTGTTGAGGCGTCAGAAAAGGAATATAAGGATTATACTGTATATAAATCATTAGCTCATAGAATAAAACGATACTCAGACTTAATGAACGTTCCGGATATTGATAAATATAAAGATGTGGTTTTAAACACATTCGAGTAAACGAAATGAATATACCAGGAATGCGTAGTAACGATAAAGATAGAATAGCAAGAGAAAAAGAGCGTATAGAGATATATCGAGAATTTTTCGAGAAATGGAAAGTTGGAATAGGAACTAAGGTTCATGTTAAATATGATGAGCATCAGTTTAAAACTACTGATCTAGGTATCATTAATGATATTATATCATCTGAATTAGCTCATATCAAATTCCCAGAAAAGAAAGGTGGAGGAGGTACATTCCACATGGAAAACCTAGTACTTGACATTTAGAGTAAAATAGTGTATAATATATAGTATATAAAAATAGAAGTTCGTCTTATCTTCTTTAAAATTTGACAACATATTGTAATATAATTTAAATACGAAAGGAGAGTAATATGTCATTTTCAGCAATGAAAAAGAACAGAAAAGCACAGATTGATGGTTTAGTTAAAGCAGCTGAGTCAGCATCTGGTAATAAGAATAATGATTGGGATAAGGATTCCGATAAGTACTGGAAACCTGTTGTTGATAAGTCAGGTAATGGGTATGCAGTATTTCGTTTCTTACCAGCTGCAGAAGGTCAAGAGGTTCCGTGGATTCGCTATTGGGATCATGGATTCCAAGGACCTGGTGGAATGTGGTACATCGAGCGTTCTCTTACCTCTATAGGTAAACAAGATCCATTATCAGAGATGAATACAGTTCTATGGAACTCTGGTCTTGATTCGGATAAAGAGTTAGTTCGCCAACGTAAGCGCCGCCTTCATTATGTGTCTAATATCTACATTGTATCGGATCCAGCAAATCCTGCTAATGAAGGTAAGACTTTCATGTATGTATATGGTAAGAAAATCTTTGACAAGTTAACTGAGGCTATGCAACCTGAGTTTCCTGATGATGTACCAGTTAACCCATTTGATTTTTGGGGTGGTGCTGATTTTAAATTGAAGATTCGTAAAGTTGAGGGTTATCGTAATTATGATCGTTCTGAGTTTGGTGATGTATCTGAATTCTTAGGTGGTGATGATGTTAAGTTAGAAGGAGTTTATAATTCTCTTTACGATCTTGAAGAATTTAACGGTGATTCACAGTATAAAACCTATGATGAGTTGAAGACTAAATTGGCACGTGTATTAGGAACTACAGTTCCAAGAAATACAGCAGAATCAGTTGAGTTGGATGAAGTTGCAGCACCCGCTTCAACACCAGAAGAGGCATCTGCACCAGCAGCTACTTCTACGGATGATACGTTATCATACTTTGCTAAGTTAGCCCAAGAGGGTTAATTATGTAATACTAAAGTTCAACTACAGTATTACATAGAAAGGGGTCTTAATTGACCCCTTTTTTATGCCTATCGATTCATATACGCAGTGAATCCCATATAAGCACCAACAACAGATGCTTGACCCATGTAAAATAGACCAAGTAGATCACCTAGTGCATCGACACGTTCTACAGATACTAAAGGTGTAAACAGTATACCAGTGAATACAATCATGCCAAACATAGACATCCATGCCATTTTCTTTTGGGAATCAAGTTTCTCTTCTTTAAGTTCTATGTTCATTATACGTTCACGGCGATCAACTTCTGTTTTAGTTAATTTACCGTCATTATCTATATCATACTTACTAAATATTTCCATTTATCTACTCCTTATATCATAGTGTAGAGGCTGTGCGCCATGAAAGATCATTATTATTCCGACTTTTCGCTTTTGGTTTTTCATTAACATTATATGTAAATTTCGTTGAAGAGTCTGAGATATTATTTTGATAGTTTTTAACCGCATCCGACCTAGATGCCTTGTCTTGGTTATATTCTTCTTGTAGTAATTTTTTATTTTCAGCTTGTTTCTCTGATACAGAGTTCCTTTTAATAAATTTCGGACCTGTATGTCCTGGTGTACCCCAAAGAGGGTCAACCATAGTATCCGAATTAGTTGTTACTGTAGGTACTGACTTCTTATCTAGCTGTTGTGTAGAAGTATCCATTGATACCTCATTCCCTCCATAGAATGACATCATCTTTTTAATATCATCCGGTACAAGATAATCAAAAAATAAGTTTTTTATAAGCTTCCATGCATCAAGAACAAAATTACTAAGGAAATTGACAATACCTCCTTTACCATCTAGTCCTATTAGAATTTGTTTAACACCGTTCATCATTTTATCAGATGCTATACCCATCTCCTCAGGTGTTTTTGCAGAAAAGAAACCAAAAAATCCATCAATAAAAGATACAAATCCCAGAAATGTATCAGATATTGCCACAAGCCCATTAAGCATAGTGTTACCAAGGAAATCACCTACATGAAGTGCAAACGTGTGGAGTCCACCGATAAACTCACCAAGATTTCTTGTAAAGTTGTCCCAATATTCTAGAGCCTTACCTTCTGTAAATCGTTCTTTAAGTTGTTTTATTTTTTCTCCAAATTGCCCTGCAGATAAGAGTTCAAGAAACCCAGCTATAGCTAATACTCCAGTAACACCTGCAAGTAACGCAAGAATACCTTTCCCACCCTTTATTAATCCGGCCTTAGATAATTTGGAAGTCTTTCCGGGTGTACGTCTAAGCTCAGTTGTTGCATTAGCTAAATCATCCCCCCTATTCTTTCTAAGATCATCCATTCTAATAGCAGTATTCAGTCGGTCTTCTTTAATTTCACCAGTAAAGAATTTTCTGGCCATTCTGTTAGTATCCCCTTCTTCTTGAAGGCCTTTCTCTCGAATTTTGTTGAATACTGTTATTTCATTAACATCTTGACCTGAAGCTGCTACCTCAATAAAAATGTTATCTAGTTTTCTCTCCTGTCTTTTTGTAAGATAACTCTTATAGTCTTCTTGTTTTAGATTAGTACCTGAAAAATCATTAAAGAGTTTACGAATATCTATTAGTACATCAGCAATAATGGCAAGATTTCTATCCATTTTAACTTGTCTTTTGTCATTCATCTCACCGAATTTTACTCTTGACTTCTCTGCTTTATCGTCATCATCAAACTCTTTTAGCCAACCATATGACGACACACCTAAGCTCAAAAGATCCGTACCACGTCTTTTATCTTCTAATTCAAAAAGTTCCTTAGAATTTGCTGTTTGCATTCTATCAAAGAACTCTATAGAATCAAATGAACTTGAGAGTTCTTTAGAATAACTCATTTGATTAGAATTTTGTGTCTTTAACTCGTCAAGTACACTATTAAAAGTAGCATCTGCCATATCTTTACTTCCTATTTAATCTTTCGTTTTCTTCTTCTATAAAACTAATAAGCATTTGTGTATATACTTCCCTTTCCCAAGGTATCATAGACTCTAACTCGGTTAGAGAATAGTTATAATGCTGCATCATAGCAAAATTTGTAGAATAATAATGCCGAAGTGATGTATGAGAAAGGGTTATTAAAAAAAATTGTGGATACCTTCTAATACAACATCTTGCTTATCTTTACACTTATGACAAGTAAATGTCCTTTTTAATGTCGTTTTAGGGACATTAGCTAGAAATCCTGTAACCTTTTCAAACTGATCTGAGGAAAATGATTCAACAAATTCCGTTAATTCAGTTTCCGATGTATCGGCCGATTCATATATAATATCCCCCTCATATATGTAATCGATACAATGTGTAAGTTTAGTTATAATATCAGAGCTCTCTTCCATCTTTAAAACTTCTGTAATATTAGGATATTTTAATTTAACACCTATAGTATCAGATAATTTAATATCTTTATTCTCCATAATATCTAGATTAGACACAGCTATATCAGTTTCAAGGTTAAATTTTAATGGATTTGGTTCATCACATGAGCCACACTTATATGATACTTCTGATGTCTCTCCAACTGACTTTGATTTTAGTTGGCTGTAGATATATTCAATATCAAACATTTTTAATGTTCTAGTAGATACTACGTTATCAATAAAACATCTATCAATAACATCTGTAATAGCTAATAACATAGAATTAACATTGTCTGATTCTAAAGCCAACATTAATATCTTTTCTTCTCCCACTAAGTATGGCCTAAATTTTACTGTAGCCCCTGTAGATGGTATAGTTAATGTATAAGTTGGTACTGCTAATTTAGGTAGTGCCATTCAATTCACCTTTATTTCAATATTTAAATTATGTTGCCTATTAGATTTGATGCAGTTCCAATCATACCATCCATTAAGCCTTCTTCTTCCCAATTGTCAAATGTCACTGATACTGTACATCGTACTATATCATCAGATGTATTAGATAATGTTATTGTATCAATAGCGGTAGGAAAAGCGTTCATTAACTTAACAGAATATGATGGTATAAAATCACCTTCGGCCATTTGTTGTATTTGTATATCTGTTGAATATACATTCTTATAATTCACTCTAAGCTCATCTAAATTATCAGATGGAGGTACAATTAAATCCATCCAGGATTTAAAGTATTTAAGTATGTAATAATCATTAGTTAAGAGAAATGTAAACTTAACAGTATCATCAGTAGCTAATCCATATGGTATCTTAACAGATTTCATACCAGTTCTTCTTGTATACATATCAAAATTCCTACCTGGAATTGCACAGGATTCTGCTAGTAGATATATATCCCTAGGATCATTAAGAAATGATGTTGGTGAAAATCCTCCTCCAGTAACAACAGATTTTAAACCTGTTTTAACTACAGATCCTATAGCATCTCCAACAGAACCAGCACCCCCTGTAAGTAGATTTTGACCCGCGGGGTTATTCATATATATAGCAAACTTATTAGCGCGCGCTAATCCTCCTCTACGAGAGATAGTTGATTTTAATGTATCTATATTAGCTGGTAATGTCATTTATATTGACCTTCTAGATTGTCCCCATACATGGGATTTTGATTTCTTCTTAAACGATTCTGTTTTAAGAAATATTGCTATTTCCCATTCAGGTGCTTCTACCATTGCAATATTTGAATTAACA